AATACTTGTGAAATTTATACTTGTGTTAAAAAATCTTACAACGGTAAGAAATGGGAAGTTCATCAAGAAATAAATGAGAAAACAATACCATCTTCTATTGGTAGTTACCCTTTAGATAAGAACGCATTTATACCACTGAGATATACTTCTATTGATAATGCTGATTACGGTAGAGGATTTATTGAGGAATATATCGGTGACCTTCGTAGTTTGGAGGCATTATACAGAGCAATTGTTGAGGGGTCAGCAGCAGCTAGTAAAGTATTATTTTTAGTAAAACCAAATGGAAGTACAAGACTTAAAACTTTATCTGAAAGTCCAAACGGTGCAATAAGAGAAGGTAATGCAGAAGACGTTACTACACTTCAAGTTAACAAAGGTGCTGACTTTGCGGTTACTTTTCAAACTATTAAAATTATTGAAGAAAGATTACAGTTTTCATTTATGTTAAATGCTTCTGTTCAAAGAAATAATGACAGAGTTACAGCTACAGAAATTAATTATGTATCAAAAGAGTTAGATGATAGTTTAGGTGGTTTATATTCTTTATTATCTCAAGAATTACAATTACCTTTGATTAATAGATTAGTTTATCAAATGGAAAAGAAAAAGGCTTTACCTACTTTACCTAAAGATAGTGTACGTCCTAAAATTGTTACGGGACTAGAAGCGTTAGGTAGATCAAGTGATTTACAAAGATTAAATACATTTGTTAATCAACTGCAACCGTTTGCAGAGCAGTTAATGACTTATTTAAATTTAGAAGAATATGTAAAAAGAGTTGGAACATCTTTAGGAGTAGAGATGAACGGGCTTATTAAATCTCAAGAGCAAATTGCACAGGAACAACAAGCTATGCAAGAACAAATGATGATGCAACAAAATTCCCCTGTCGCTGTAAAAGAAGGCATGGGTATAGTCAGGGATAGCGTTAAACAAAATAGGGAATAAAATAATAATAATAAGGATAAACAATGGTCGATAAATTAGACGTACCTGTAGAAGAAGTACAAGAAACTCAAGAGCATAGAGATGCTATGGAAGCAAAAGTAGATGCTAACAACACAGTTGAAACTGAACAAGCACCAGAAGCTGTTGAATCAAAGCCAATACTTGGTAAATTTAAAACACAAGAAGATTTAGTTAAATCTTATCAAGAATTAGAAAAGAAATTAGGAGAAAGTAAACCTCAAGAAGATACTCCTAAAGAAGAATTAAAAACAGATACACCTATTAACTTTGATTTTACTTCTGCTCAAAAAGAGTTTGAAGATAATGGTGAGTTAAGTGAAAATACTATATCCGCTTTAGAAAAAGCAGGATTACCTAAATCATACATTGATAATTATATTGCAGGCTTAGATGCTGTAGCAAAACAATTTGAAGCACAGGCATTTGAAAGTGCAGGTGGAGAAGAAAATTATAAAAGAATGACTGATTGGGTTAGTAATAATCTTCCAGAATCAGAAATTAAACAATTTAATGAAAATATAGGAAAAGATAATGAAACTGCATTATTTACTATTAAAGGTATGTATGCTCGTTTCTCATCTGAAAGTAAAGAACCTATGTTAACTACAGGGGAAACATCTGTACCAAACTCTGGATCTGCATACGAAAGTATAGGTCAGATGAAAGCAGATATGGCTAGTCCTCAATATGCTACTGATAGTGCATTTAGAAAAATGGTAGCAGATAAGTTAACTAGATCTAAAGTTATTTAACAAAATTCTATGGGCAAATTGCTAGCCCTTGAATAGCAGATTAAAAGTAAGACGAAACCCGACTGAGGTTGGACAATTCCGATACTGAAATTAACTAGCTCTATTAGCAAAAACCTAAACAAAAGGAGATATATATAATGTCAAATTATACTGTATCAAACATTGGGCAGAATGCGGCAACTGGTTCTACAACAGCTAGTTTCCTCAAGGTTTTTAGTGGAGAAGTAATTACAGCCTTCGAAACTGCGAACACTACCCTAGACAAACACATGGTTCGAACTATTAGTTCGGGCAAGTCGGCACAATTTCCAGTAGTTGGAAAAGTGACTACGGCGGCGTACCATACGGCAGGAAATGAAATTACTGGCGGATCTGTAACTCACAATGAGAGAACAATCTCTATTGAGAATTTACTTATCGCACCTGTTTTCATTTCGAAAATCGATGAAGCAATGAATCATTTCGATGTTAGATCTATCTACACAAAAGAAATGGGTAGAGCTTTAGCGAGCCAAATGGATAAACACGTTTACCAAAACCTAATCTTGGCATCAAGAGCAAGTGCGGTCGCTCCTCAAGCGGCTGGACAAGCTATTACTGATGCTGACTTTAACACTAATGCGGCATCTGCGGCGGCGAGTATTTTCTCTGCGGCTGAAAAGTTAGACGCTTTAGATGTACCATCAGAAGATAGATATGCGGCGGTTTCACCTGCGGCTTACTATAATCTGATTCAAGGTACTACTGTTATAAACAGAGATTGGGGCGGAAACGGTTCTTACGCAGAAGGTAAAGTTTTAAAAGTTGCAGGCATTAATATAATTATGTCTAACAACATACCTTCTACAAACATAGCTTCTGGCGTTGCTCAGGGTTCTTCTACAAATTTTGCAGGGAACTTCTCAACAACAGTTGGTGTTGTTTGGCAAAAGAATGCCGTTGGAACGGTGAAATTACTCGATTTGAGCACTGAGATGGACTACCAAATTCAGAGACAAGGAACTTTGATGGTTGCTAAGTACGCTATGGGTCATGGTATACTTAATCCAATTTGTGCGATTGAGATCAAAACTTCGTAATTAATTTTACGATTTTATTCATGGGGCGAGGATACACAGACAACTCGCCCTGTGTTTACAAAATTCAAATATGACAACAGTAAGTAGTAAGTTAGAAAGCGTCAACGTAATGATGACGGCGATAGGAGAAAGTCCTGTTAACACAATAACATCTTCGACAACCACTGATGTCGCTATAGCAATACAAATTTTAGATAATGTATCAAGAGAAGTACAGAGTGTTGGTTGGCATTTTAATACTGATACTAATTATGATTTAGCAAGAAATACTTCAAATGAAATTGAGCTACCTGCAAACTGTTTAAGAGTTGACACTTCTAATGCAGATGCAAATTTAGATTTAGTAGAAAGAGCAAGAAAACTTTGGGATAGAAAAAACCACACGTACACTCTTACTAAAAATATGAAGGTAGATATAACTTGGTTATTAGAATTTACTGAATTACCAGAAGCGGCAAGAAGGTATATTACAATTAGAGCAACAAGAATTTTCCAAGATAGAATGTTAGCTTCTGAAACTTTACACAGGTTTCATCAAATGGACGAACTACAAGCTTTATCTGCTTTAAAAGAATTTGAAGGAGATACTAGAGATCATAGTATTTTTGATAACTATAGTACATACAGAGTTCTAGATAGAGGTTACTACCAACCTATGAAAACAACAGTAACAGATGAATAATGCCAGCCAGATTAATTTCCAATTCAATTCCGAATTTATTGAATGGGGTTTCTCAGCAGCCAGACACAGTTAAATTACCAAATCAAGCCAGTGTTCAAGAAAATGGTTTATCAGATATTATTTCTGGTCTAGGTAAAAGACCACCTACAGAACATATAGCAAAATTAAATACTGATACTTTAACTAACAGTAAAGTACATATTATTAACAGAGATAGCGTAGAGCAGTATGTAGTTTTAGTTAATAACCAAAGTATTAAAGTTTATGATTTAGCGGGTAATGCTAAGACTGTAGTTGTACCAGATGGAGTTTCTTACTTAACATCATCAGCACCACAAGATGATTTTAATTTAGTAACTGTCGCTGATTACACTTTTATTGTTAATAAAACTAAAGTTACAGCTAAATCAGGATCAGCTGTTGCAACTAGACCAGATGAAGCAATCTTTTATGTTAAAAACGGACAGTATAAAACTACTTATGAAATAAAAATAGATGGATCATCAGTAGCTAGCTTTCAAACTTTAGATAACTCTAGCTCAGGTAATGCTAGTTCTATTACAACAGATAACATAGCAACAGAATTAACTAACGACTTAAATAGTAATTTAAGCGGCTACTCTGTAACAAGAGATGGCTCTATTATTCACGTATCAAAAACTACAGGTACATTTACAGCTTCTGTATCAGATGGTATTGGCGGTGATGGTTTAATATTAGTTAAAGATAAAACTAATTCATTTGCAGACTTACCATACAAAGGTGTTACAGGTTTTGTAGCAGAAATTGTAGGAGATGGAGGTACTGAATATGATAATTATTTTGTTTATTGGGACGGCAACGCTTGGGTTGAAACTGTTAAAGACGGTTTAGACAACTCATTTGATGCCTCTACTATGCCTCATCTTTTAATAAGAACGGCAGACGGGAATTTTAGATTTTGCAAAGCTGATGGTTCAACTTACACGGTTAGTGGTACAGATTACGAGGAGCCAAGCTTTGCAAGCAGAACAGTTGGAGATGAAACAACAAGTCCAGATCCTACGTTTATAGGAAGAAAGATTAATGATATTTTCTTTTACAGAAATAGATTAGGTTTTTTATCTGATGAAAATGTAATATTTTCTAAAGCAGGTAAGTTCTTTACTCTTTGGGCTACAACAGTAACTACATTAGTAGATGACGATATGATTGACTTAGCGGTTAGTCATAACAAAGTTTCTATATTAAAGTATGCTGTACCTTTTAATGAACAGCTTGTTTTATTTTCAGATCAAACACAATTTACACTTGATGCAGAAGAAGTATTGTCTGCTAAAACAGTTTCAATTAATCAAACAACTGAATACGAAATAGATGATAGTTGTAAGCCGTTAGGGGTAGGTCAAAATATTTACTTTGGTATTTCTAGAGGTACCTTTGCAGGCGTTAGAGAATACTACGTTAATACTGATACTGAAATTAAAGATGCTTTAGATATAACAGTTAATTTACCAAGATATATCACAGGAAGTATTACAGGATTAAAAGGATCATCTAGTGAAAATAGTGTATTTGGATTTTCATCTGGGGAAAGAAATTCTTTATTTGTTTATAAATATTATTTTGATGAAACTAAAAAAGCCCTACAAAGATCTTGGTCTAAATATACTTTTCCTACAGCAGATATATTATTAGATGGTGATTGTATTCAAAACTTTTTATATATCGTAGTTAAAAGAGCTGACGGTACTTACTTAGAAAAAATGAATTTAAAGACTAATGAGGTAGATACTGATTTACCTTTTACAGTCTTACTAGATCGTAAAGTTGTATTAACAGGTAGCTACAGTAGTGGTACTGGTAAAACTACTTTTACTTTACCTTATCAAGATACAAACACAATGGAAGTTGTACTAGGTGGAGCTTGGGGAGCTACTCAAAAAGGTAGAAATATTCCTATAGTTAGCACTACAAATACAACAGTAGTAGTTGATGGGGATTACTCAGCAAACCCTTGCATAGTTGGAAGAAAGTATACTTTTAAATATACCTTTCCAACTTTTTATGTTCGTGAACAAAAATCTTCTGGTAATGCTACAACTATTAACAACGGTAGATTACAATTAAAAAATATGAGTATTGCTTATGGTGATACAGGATTTTTTGAAGTGGTAATGACACCTTTAGCTAGATCATCTTCTACTTATAAATTTACGGGACAAGTATTAGGATCAAGTGGATTTACACTTGGTCAACCAAATTTGGAAAGTGGTACTTTTAAATTTCCAATTCAATGTAAAAACGAAGACGCAGTTATATTTATAACTTCCGATAGTTACATTCCTTGTAATTTTTTATCGGCAGAGTGGGAGGGTATATTCTCTGTTCTTTCAACAAGAGTAATAACCTAATGATTATTGATGAAATAAATACAGAAGCAAAGCATATTAAAGAATTAGTTAAAGATTTAAGAAAAGAAGATTTAGCAGAAATAAAAGCTAAGTCTGGAGATGTAGACGTTGAGGAGACTTTATTAAAAGGTTTTACAATGACTGATTATTGTAGATCTTTTTTTGTAGATAAAAAAATAGTAGGTATATACGGAGTAGTCCCGTCTTTAGATGATAAAAATATTGGATCTCCATTTTTACTTTGCACTCCAAAAATTAAAAAGATTAGAATTAAATTCTTAAGAGAATGTAAAGATAGAGTACAGGAAATGGAAGATAAGTTTCCCATTTTATTTAACTACATCGATAGTAGAAACAAACTACATTTAGATTGGCTTAATTGGTGTGGATTTAAAATTATTAATGAAAAAACATTTAACGATGTTTTATTTTACGGATTTATAAAACAAAACTTTAAAGAGGAGATTAAAAATTAATGTGTACCCCAGAGGCATATATAGCAAGTAGAGTATTACAAGGCTATACTCAGTACAATAGTGATAAGGCTCAAGCTAAATACACTAATGATCAAGCTATTTCTAAAGCAAAAACTATTAGAGAAGAAGCTATTTACAAAGATAACGCACTTATACGTCAAAAAGAAACTAAAGAAGATCAATTAATAAATCAAAAAACAAAGTTAAGTGAAATTGAAACTCAAAAAAAAGGACAAGTTAAACTAGCAGTATTTGAAAAAGGTATTGGTGGTAATTTATTTAATAGTTTAATTGGAGACGTTGAAAGACAAGCGGGTAAAGATTCTAATATTATAGATCAAAACTATGAAAACTATATGTATGGAATGTCTCAAGATAGACTTGCTTGGAATAGAAGATTTACTAACCAAATAAACAATTTACCCAGAGCATACAAACCCTCATTTGCATCTTATGCTTTAAGTGCGTCTATGGATATTGGTGCAATGTATATGGCTAATGCGGCACCTACTACTCCAGATGTTGGAACAAACCAAATGACAACAGATCAATTTAAGGCTTTTAGAAACTAATGGCTAAAATAAATACAGATTTAAATACTAATGTTCAGTTGGAAAACGCACCAACACCAGAGGCTGTATCAGTAGGTTCTGGAGCTCAAATTGTTGGTAAAAGTGGTTTTGACCAATTAGCAGATACTTTAGCTAGTATTAATCCTGCAATTAAAGCTTTAGCAGATAAAAGATTTAAAGAACAAAACGAACAGAAAGCTAATGAAGGTGCCGCTAAAATTAATGGCATGACTTTAGATGAAGCTAAACTTGCTCATAAAAATGGTTTTCCAGATATTTATAATGGTTGGGCTAGATTTGGTGCATATAAACAATATGCAAATAACTCAGCAGATAAATTTATACAAGATTTTAAACAGGATTATTTAAGTAAAAGAAATACAACGGGTTACAATTGGCAAGATCATTATAGTCAAAATAGTGAACAGTATTTAGCCGATAAAGGTGATGACGAATTTTTTGCATCAGCTTATAATGAAAGCACAGCTAAATTAAGAACTTGGTTAAATACAAAAGAATTTGAAAGACAGCAAGATAATTTAGTTACAAAGATTAGACAGAATACTTCATACGACTTACAGGCGTTACCTCATAAAGTAGAAGAAGAACTAGAAATAGCTTTCTATGAAGATGAGTTAATGGAAGAAATGGAAGGTGAAGTTAACATGAATGTTAAAGACTACGCTGAAAGAAAACAAAAATACTTTGCAGAAAATGCAGAGAAGATGTTTGAAAAACTTTACTATGATGTAAAGAATAATAAAAACCCTGC